GTACCGGCGTTTTCACCAGTTGCTTGAAGTTCAACACCTAAAGGTGTAAATGTTGATGCCATAAATTTCTCCTATGCAGCGTCACTATAACTTGTATTTGATCCAGTTGCAACATTCGAAAATGAACCATTCGAACCTGTTGAAACATCACTATAAGATGTATTCGAGCCAGTGTCAACATCTCCATATGCGAAGATGTCTACAGTCCCAATGTTGGTCGTAATAGATTGACCAGTTAATCCAACCTGCATATCCACTGGAGATATTGATCCCACATTAGCACTAAACGATTGTCCTGTTAGTCCTAGACCCTCTTCTATTGTTAAGGATCCAACACTCGCTGTGGCTGACTGACCAGTTGGTTGAGCAACAGCCCCCCCTAGTCCAATAATAGATCCTAATGTAAACTCAGCTGATACACCAGATAATATGGCTGTAGCATTTGGTAATGTTACATTCCCTAAACTTGATGTAAATGATTGACCAGAAGGAGATACCGTTACATTAACAGTTGCTTGAACAGTTCCTTGAGCTGAAGTTATTGACTGGCCAGATACTATTGCAGTGTTGTTAGGAGCTACAGCAGAGCCTAAACTTGATGTAAATGATTGACCACTTATACCAAGGGTCATATCATTTGGTGTTATTGTGCCAACAGAAGATGTTATAGATTGACCTGACAAACCTATTGTCATGTCATTTACAGTTAAAGATCCAACTGAAGAGGATATTGATTGACCAGATAAACCAACCTGCATCTGAACTGGTGTTATTGCACCAACAGACGATGTTATAGATTGACCTGTTAATCCTTGAGTTTGATCGGCAGGAGTTATAGATCCAACACTAGATGTTATTGAAAGACCAGATGGTTGAGCAACGGCGTCTTTTAATTCACCCCACTCATCTTCACCCCAAGACTTTGCACCCCAACCTGTTTTTAAAGTTACGGCTTCGTTCCAATTAGCTTGGCCCCAGGTAAACCTGCCCCATCCTGAAGTTACCGACATGGTCGGCCTCCTATGCTAATCTAATTATCGCGTTACTTGCGTCTGCTGCAGGAAACTCTATTTTAAAAGTTCCATTACTTGCTGTCTTGTCACCACCAAAAGCTATAACCGCAACAGCATCAGTTGTTCCTGAACCACCGTCTGTTGTTGTGTTATAAATTAAAGCTCCGTTTGCAGTGAAAGAAGCTGATGTATAGGTTACATCAGAAAAATCTGTAAATGCAGTTGTTGAAGATAACGATACACCAGAGTTTGTTAAAGTTGCACCACCTGCAGAGTATGCAGATCCAGATGTATTAGATATCTCGTTTGAAGTAGAGTAATCAGTTGTAGCTGCACCTAAAGATGCAGAGCTAGTGAATAATGCTATTTTAAAAGTATGCCCACCTGAAGACTCAAAGCTGTGCTTACCTTGTAGAAGTTCTTGTTTAAAACTAGAACATATTGCTGATGATATCGCCATATTTTTCTCCTTAATTATGGATTACGAGAAGGGAGCGGTATTCTTATTGCACCATCGGTGTAGTCGTCTCTTCTTCGTCTTCCGATTTGCTCACTAGCAAATTTATCTACTTCTTGTTTATACTTATTTTCATACAAAGTCAACATATCCGCAGGGCCTTTCAAAAAACCATACGCCTCTGCTAGACAACAATACAATAATCCGTTTGGAAAATTAAGACTAATATAATTAGTATCATCATTTTCTAAAAGATTAGGTATTTTATTAAAATGTATTCTAAATCTATACGTGGTATTTGGAACTGGTGCCAAAAATATTCTACCAGATGTGGTATCTGTATTACCGGTTGCACCCCCAAACATAGCATAGTATTTAGGTTGACCTTGAGCTGCGGAGGTTCCTGTCACATCCTGATATTCTTGAAGATAGGTCATATCCTTTTTTTCTAGCCATCTATTAGCTCCCGTAACGGCTGATCCATTAGTGTCGTAAACTTGTATACCTCTAACAAATAAACATCCTGCAGGAGCATTAATTGATTCTTGCCCTGCCACAAAATTTCCTAATTGTTGTTTTTTATCGGCATCAATTGGAACATCTCTAAATATTCTGTATTGTGCATTTAATATAATATTTTCTAAAACACTATTTGTTAAAACATTAGAATCCGTTTCAGTATAACTTTTAATTTGTGTTTTTAATCCTGATGCAGTTAATCCTGGCATTATGCTAATTGTGTAACTGGGCCTGCAGTTACTGTCAATCCTCCTGATGTTTCTGTTACTGTTGCATTTGATCCACAATCAAATACATAAGTATTAGTTGTTACACTACTTATACTAAATCCTGATGAATTTTCAAATACTGTAAAAGCTAAACCTCCAGGGCTGCCATTTACGTTTCTAAATCTAACAGTGTCACTATTAGACCTACCATGATTAGGTTCTGTAACTGTTACACTTGCAGATCCTGATGTTAAACTAAATGGGTTTGGTGGTAATAAATTTTGTGTTGCAGGTTCTGTTCTTGCGGGTCTTGCATCTTTTAAAGCTTGTGAATCTCCAGAGTACCTAGTTGGCTCTAATTGTGGTTGTTTAGGTTCAAATTCTGATATGTGAACTCTCGATCCATTCCACTCTTTAACCATCTCTTTGTATGGAAACTCCATACCAGATCTATCTGAAATAAATTTTGCATATTTTCCACTAGATAATTTTGCCATTATACACTCGGGTAATAAGTTTTAGGTGTTATGAAAGAACTAGAAGATGATCCATCTTCTGATAACGCTCTTTGTAACTCGTCTTCATAATATAATTTCATAGCTTGTATTCTATCTGGTGCGTATTTTTGTGCTAAATAAAAAGCTAAACCAGAAACCATACATGGCACAAATCTGTAAGGAACGTCTGTTGCGTTTGTGTAATCACCCACGTCTTGAATTCTTTTAACATAATAATAATTTAATTTTTTTCCTGCCTCATCACTTCCAGGTGTTAGATATAAAGTTATTGTTACTTTATCTATAAATCTTTGAACATAATATTGTGTAGGCACACCTTTTGAAGATTTATTTGAAAGAGCTTGATAATTAGATCTATTAATTTTTGTTAAAGGAAAATCTATATTATCTGAATTTCTAAAAGAAGCTTCTAATACATCATCAACACCGTAAACTGCTGTTGCATCCGATGTGCCATCGTCTGTTGATCTAAACATTGTATATACCGCTTGACCATCTACCAAAGTAATATCGTTATTAGCTATTTGCCAATAGTGAAGTCCTCTATTTCCCCACTCTTGAAATAATATATTTAAAGATCTTCTAGCTGTTTTTAATTGATAACCTGAAACACCTTGTAGACCAATTCTTTCATAAGCCTCTTCTATGACCTCATCAATCGCAAAATTTTTATCAAAAGTAGCTGTTCCAGAAGTTGTGTTAGCCATCTAACCTCCTATTTATCAATCAATAAAGTAGCTGCATCTATGTTTGTGATCGTAGAGACTTTCATTCCACCAGGAAATAAAATTCCATCTTCAGGAATATTCATTGAAAAAACATCTCCGTTAGGAACGTCTGCTTGAAACAAAGTTGTGCTGTCTGTATTGTCTTGAAGAATTATAGTTCCTGCTCCACCTGCATCAGAAGCAAGAATAATTCCTCTTAATCTTGTTCTTCCTGCAAATACTGCTCCAGTAGCTGTAACTCTTACTGATTTTACATCACCTTTACTTGCCATTTTTTTCTCCTTAAAATTAAAATGTGGGGCCGAAGCCCCACACTAAATTAATTATTAACTTACTGCTGCACTAAAAGGTGTAGCTAAGTTACCAGTTCCTCCAGATGTAACTTGAACGCCCCATCTGTTTGCACCGATAGCTTTGCAAGTTATGATTGTTCCAGCTAATCCACCTGTTGTACTACCATTTAAAGTAATAGTATCAGATGCTGCCGCAGTCATAAAACCCTCACCAGTATCGTTTGTGTCAGTATCAACGATTAATGCATTACCAGTCATCGTATCACTAGCGTTAGCAACTTGTAAAACAAAGTCAGCTGTTTTAGTTGTTCCAATATAGATCTCAAAAGAAGTACCTAAATTGTTTGCTGAGTTTGGATCATTACCTGGACCCGAAACACCTGAATCAGATGATGAATTAATCGCAGGTAAAGTCAAAGTAGCTGCACCCGCAACGTTGTGGTACAACATTCTACCAGCATGTGTATCAACAGTTAGTGAAGTTGCACCTGCTGCGATGCTAACAGAA